CGAGGAAAAGATGCTCATGCTGGGCCCGGTGCTCGAGCGTGTGACGCACGAGACCCACGTGCCTGCGGTCAACAACACGTTCGACGAGCTGCTGCGCGCGGGCGTCTTGCCACCCCCACCCGACAGCCTGGCCGACCAGGAGCTCAACGTCGAGTTTGTCAGCATGCTGGCGCAGGCGCAGCGTGCCGTGTCCACCAATGCCGTGGATCGTTTTGTCGCCAACCTCGGCGTGGTGGCCCAGCTCAAGCCCGACGTGCTCGACAAGTTCGACGCCGACGTGTGGGCCGAGGAGTACGCCGACATGACGGGCGTGTCGCCCGAGTTCATCGTGGCCGGCGACAAGGTGGCCCTGATCCGCAAGGCACGCGCCGACGCCGCGCAGCAGCAGGCCCAGGCCGAGCAGGCTGCCCTCAACGCTCAGACCGTCAAGAACCTGGCCACCTCGCCCAGCGGGGCCGGCACGGTCGGCGGCGATCTCATGGGCCAGTTTTCTGGCTATTCCATCCCGACAGGAGCCTGACCATGCTTGTCAACATCATCAAGACTTTCGACGACGCCTCGGGCGTCCGCCGCTACAAAGGCGACAGCGTCGACGTGCTCCGCGAGATCGCCGAGAAGTGGATCGCCGACGGGCTCGCAGCCCGGCACAACGGCCAAGTGGTCGACGGGCCGCTGCGTGGCGGCTCGGCGCGCCCCATCATCGCCTTCTTCGGCGACTCGTTTCTAGCTTATGGCTGGTACGGCTGGGTTGTGCCTTGGGGGCGTAACGAATCAACGTCACTGAGCGGCATCACGTTCGTTGGCATGGAGCGCAACGTTTCCAGCGGCGCCCATACGCTCAATTACACCGCCTCAACACGCTCTTGCTCGTTTGACGGGGGCCCGGAAACGGAGCTGGTCACAGGATTCCAAATCATTCCAGGCCCAAGCGCGAAAACTGGGGTCGGCTTGTTTGTGCGCCGATCAATCCTGAGCTCTTCAAATGGCTCCCTGACTTGCACTCGCGCCGGGACTCGCCCAGATGAAAACGTTTTCAGCAATTCCGCCCCGTGGTGGATGGGCGTTTTGTCAAACCAGGGATACCTGATCCGCAACTATGCCCACAGCGGCGGGTGGATGTCGGACGGCCCATCAGTTGCGGCGCGTGCGGCTGATTTCGATGGTTTTGTCCTGAACTATCACACCAACGACATCACAGGGGGCGCCACTCTGTCGCAGCTTCAGGCGAGCACGGTTGCCATGCTGGACGCCCTCTACGCGAAGTCACGAGCCAAAAAAGGCATTGTCAATGGGTGCTGCACGTACCGAACCGGCTGGACGACCGCCCAAGCTGAAATTGCCGACGCCTTCAACCGATGGCTGCCTGGCGCTTTGAAGGCGTACCCTGGTGTTGTGGCTCGCTTCCCTTGGGCGCGGCTGGTGAACGAGGCTGGAACCGGCGCGAACACGGCGCTCATGAACTCCGACAACATTCACCCGGACGACCCCGCGCAGATGTTGGCCGGCAAGGATTGGGTCGATTATTTCGGCGTCGTCATGCCCGGAACGCCGTGGGATTTCGGCTCTGCCTTGGGCGTCTACAGTGCCACGAACCCTGGCGGCAATCGCCTTCTGAACCCGAACCCGTCGGGCGACAACTCGGGGCGCCCTACCGGGTGGGATGCCTTGACCGTTGGGGCAAACGGAACGGCCACACCCACCAAAGCCGCCCGCACCGATGGTGTGGCTGGATCTTGGGCGCGTATCACAGGCAGCGCAACAGCCGACAACGTGCAGCACTTCTTTGCTTTGCAAAACGCTCTTTTTGCTGGAATCCCCGCCAATGGCGAGACGATGCAGTTGTTCGTTGAGGTGCGACTCTCTGGCGCTGGTCAAGCAGTCCCTGTGGCGATTCAAACCGAACTCAAGGCCGGCAGCGTGGTCGCCTACTCGCGAACGAACAGCGTCGCCAACAAGGCCCTGCCGATCACCGACTGGACTGGCATCATCGCCACGCCGCCCTACGTCTGGAGCGACACGGCAGGCACGCCAGCTACTGACCTGCGGATCGGCCAGCGCCTGAACAACGGTGCATCCGGCGCGATTCTGGACATCGGGCGGATTTGGGTCGGCACGCCGAGCGAGTTCTCGATTTTCTGATCACCCGCAGGGGGTGCCCCTGACTCATGACCATGGCCGCACATTGCGGCCATGCGTCCACATGACCCGACAGACCTGCAAGCCCAAGAGGCCGCGCGTGCTGCACAAGCACAACGCGACCAACTTGCTGCCGAGCAGGAGCTGGACGACGTCAAGTGGTTGATGGGCAGCAAGCGCGGGCGCCGCATCGTGTGGCGTCAGCTGACCAAAGCCGCAGTCTTTCGCACCAGCTTCTCCCCCGTGGCCATGGAAATGGCGCTCAACGAGGGACGCAAGCAGGAGGGCTATCGATTGCTCGGCCTGGTTCACGCGGCGGCCCCGAACCTCTACCCGACCATGGTCGCGGAAAACCAATGAGCGAACCCACCGCAACCCCTGCCGCACCGGCCGCTGCCAATCAAGACACGGCGCCCGCTGCTGCATCGACCCCGGCCACTCCGGCCCCGGCACCTGCTGCCGCTGACCCTGCACCCGTGCAGGCCCCTGCCCCGAACCCCGAGCCGGCCGCCCCCCAAGGCGCGCCCGAAGCCTACGCACCGTTCACGCTGCCCGACGGGGCAAACATGGACGACGCCGGCCTCACGGCTTTCGGTGAGTTCGCCAAGGGTCTGAACATGACGCAGGAGGCTGCGCAGGCCATGCTCGACAAGCTCGCACCAGCCGCTGCCCAACAGCAGGCTGCGCGTCTTGCAGCAGCACGCCAGGAGTGGCAGACCGCGCTGAAGGCGGACCCTGAGCTCGGCAAGCCCGAAAACCAGGCAGTCGTCAAAGAAGCGCTTACCAAGTTCGGCGACGCCGAGCTGACTGACCTCCTCGAGGGCAGTGGACTGATCGACCACCCGGCGATCGCCCGTGCCTTCCTCAAAGCAGGCCGCGCGATCTCGCCGGACAAGGTGCTCACCGGGCGACAGCCCGGCCAGTCGCCGACCGCCAGCGTGGCGCAACGCCTGTACCCGAACATGAACCCCTGATAGGAGCACACCATGCCCGTCCTGTCCACTGGCCAGCTGACCCTGGCTGACGTTTCCAAGCGTTTCAGCGCCGACGGCAAAGTCGACCCGATCGCCGAGCTGCTGAGTCAGCAAAATGACATCCTCGAGGACGCTGTGTTCGTCGAGGCCAACCAGCCCACCAGCCACGTCGTGAGCGTGCGCACCGGCCTGCCCGCCGTCTACTGGCGTTCGTACAACGCCGGCGTGCCGTCGAGCAAGTCGACCACCGCGCAGATCACCGAGCCCTGCGCCATGCTGGAATCGCGCAGCCACATCGACGCCAAACTGCTCAAGCTCAACGGCGACAGCGCTGCGTGGCGCCTGGGCGAGGAGGCCGCGTTCGTCGAAGCCATGGGCCAGGAAATGGCCGCCAAGATGTTCAACGGCAACGTGGGTGCTGACCTGCGCACCTTCTCGGGCTTCGCCACTCGCTACTCGTCGACCACTGCAGGCAACGGCATGAACGTGCTGTCGGCCGGTGGCTCGGGTGCTGACAACGCATCCCTGTACCTGATCGGCTGGGGCGAACAGACCGTTTTCTGCCCCTTCCCCAAGGGCTCGACCGCGGGCCTGCAGTCGCGCGACCTGGGCGAGGAATCGGTGCAAGACGGCTCGGGCGGCTGGTACCAGGCCGCTCGCTCGCTGTTCCAGTGGGACGCCGGCCTCGTGGTCAAGGATTGGCGCTACGCCGTGCGCATCGCCAACATCGACATGAGCGACTGGCTGGGCGTGACCGGCACCCAAGCCCTGACCGCTGGCACCAACGTGGTCAAGCTGATGGTCAAGGCCTTGGCCCGCATCCCCAACAAGAACAACTGCCGCCTGGCCTTCTACGCCAACCGCTCGGTGTATGAGGGTCTGATGATCCAGGCCCTGGATCGCACCCAGAACGTCCTCAAGATCGAGGACGCCATCAACCAGTTCGGCCAGGACATCAAACAGCTGTCCGTGCTGGGCGTGCCCTGCCGCGTTGTCGACCAGCTCGGCGTCGCTGAGACCGTCGTGTCCTGATCGAAAGGAGATCACACCATGCTGCTCGATTCCCTGCTCAAACTGTCGGACGCTCAAGCGGTCACCGCGACCGCCGTGTCCACCAACGTCATCGACCTTTCGCAGTCCCGCGACATCGGCGTGGGCGAGGACATCTACGTCAACATCGGCGTGGACACCTCGGTCACCGCTGCAGGCGCCGCCACGGTCACCTTCGAGGTCGTCACCTCGTCGGACTCCGGCCTCGCCAGCCCCAACGTGCTGGTGGCCACCGGCGCCATCGGCAAGGCCGAACTGACCGCGGGCCGCGCCCCGATCAGCGTGTGCCTGCCGCCCTCGGTGTACGCCGCGCTGCCCACGGGCCAGCGCTACCTGGGCGTGCGCTACACCGTCGGCACGGGCCCGCTGACCGCCGGCGCGTTCACCTGCTACGTGTCCAACACCGAAGTGCATGGCGGCAAGTACTACGCCAGCGGCTTCAACGTCCTGTGATCGGAGTGAGACATGCCTCAATTCCGCGTGATCGCTGAGAAGCTGTGGCACTCCGGCGAGTGCAAGCACTACCACAAGGGGGACGTGGTCACCCTGCCCGAGGGCACGGTGGCCAAGGAAGGGGGTGCGGTCGAACTGATCGAAACCAAACCCAAGAAGGGCAAGGCTGCCGAAGCCAGCACCGAGGGTGCTGAAGGCGACGCCACCCTGGCCTGACCCGCACAGCCAGAGCGTTGAGGGGGCCACCGTGCCCCCTCTTTTTTGAGGGTTCGACATGGCGACCGACACCGACATCTGCAACCTGGCACTGGCGGCCCTTGGCGACGAGGCCACCGTGGTGAGCATTGACCCACCTGAAGGGTCGGCCCAGGCAGACCACTGTGCGCAGTGGTACCCGATCGCTGTCGAGACCGTGCTCGAGGCGCACGACTGGAAGTTTGCGAGTCGCCGGATTGCGGGCGCCGCGCTGTCGTCCCCCACACCTTCCTGGTCGCACGCCTACGCCAAGCCCTCCGGGGCCCTGCGCGTGCGCGCAGTGATCCCCCCGAACACGACCAGCGACATGGGCGAGGGCTTGGTCACCAACACGCAGCCCTTCGACATCGAGACCTTGGAGGACGGCACCGAGGTGATCGTCACCGACCAAGACAACGCGGTGTTGATCTACACACTGCGCAACGTCGACCCCGGCAAGTTCCCGCCCCTGTTCGTGCAGACCGTCGTGCGACTGCTGGCCAGCTACCTCGCGGGTCCGGTGCTCAAGAACGAGGCCGGCCGTGCAGAGTCCCGCGCGCAGCTTCAGCTTTACCAGGCGTGGCTGCTCAAGGCGCAGGCGTCTGACGCCAACCAGCGGCACGGCAGCAGCCCCCACGTGGCACAGCAGCTCGCTGCCCGTGGCGGCATCCCCTGGGGGTTTGCTCGATGAGCACCGTGCGCAGTTTCTTCCGGTCGTTCTCCGGTGGCGTGGTCACGCCGGAATTCTGGGGGCAGATCGCAGACCCCAAGTTCCAGACCGGCCTGGCCACGTGTCGCAACTTTCGCGTGCTCCCCCACGGGCCAATCGAGAACCGCCCCGGCACGCAGTTCGTTGCGCGCACCAAACTCTCGGACGCCGGCCTGCCGGTGCGGTTGATCCCGTTCGAGTACTCCACCGAGCAGACCCTGGTGCTCGAGTTCGGGCCCGGGTACATCCGATTTTTTGCTGACGGGGCCGCCGTGCTGGGCCCTTCCGGCGTACCTTACGAGGTGGTCACCACCTACCAGCAGGCGGAACTGTTCGACATCCACTATGTGCAGTCGGCCGACGTGCTGACGCTGGTGCACCCGAACCACCCGCCCCGGGAGCTTCGGCGTTTCGGCGCCACCGACTGGCGCCTGGTCGACATCGTGTTCGCGCCTGCCTTGTCGGCGCCCACCGGCCCGGCTGCTGTTGCCACCACAGCGGCATCGCCCAGCAACCTGCGCACGTACTCGTACCGGGTGACCGCGCTGGCGGCCAACGGGGACGAGTCGTTCGCGAGCTCGATCGTGACGTGCACCAACAACCTCGACCAGACGGGGG